CAACACTCGCCGCGTCCAAAAACGCTTAGGTTATCTTAGCCCGTTAGAATGGTTGAACCAGTACCAAGAGCTATCTTTAGTTGGTGTCGCTTAAGGAATGTCCGGAAAAGTGTTGACTTCCCAGACTTTTCGGGGTAGAGATTGAGTTCTCGAACCTAAGCGAACGAGACATCATGATGCTCGCAAGGAAACTTACCGATGCGGGCCTCGTAACGGCCTATGAAGGGTATAACCACCAGCGCAGGTCCACCTGGAAGATCGTCTACGATGCTTCCGTGAGGAACACGAAGCACCGCTGCGGATGGGAGCTTGTGAGCCCTCCTCTGAAGGGTATCCAGGGCCTTGAGCTTATCGAGAAGGCCGTTAAAATCCTGAAGGAGAATGGGGCTACGGTTGATGAAACCTGTGGGCTTCATGTCCACCACGATGCCGGGACATGGACGGTAAATGAATGGAAGAACGTTTACCGCCTCTATGCCAGGATGGAGCTTACAATCGACGAGTCGCTTCCTAAGAGCCGGAGGGGGTCTGGGAACCCTTACTGTATGAGCAACCGCTCCGTGCTAGAAAGAAGGCTTGATCAGTTCGAGAGAATCACCACCATTGAGGGCCTCATGGATTTCTGGAATTCAAGGTACTTTAAGGTGAATATTATGAGCTGGAGCCGCCACGGAACGGTTGAGTTCCGCCAGCACTCGGGGACACTTAATGCGAAGAAGATCGTCAACTGGATCGTCTTCACCCAGATGATCGTAAACAGGGCAGAATCCCCTCGGAAGCTCAAAGTAACCTTCGACGATCAGAGGTACAAGAGGACCAATCCCTGGAGGCTTGTGGCCGTGGAGTTCGCCTTACATAACAAGGGAGACGAGATGGATTCTCTCGTCAAAGGTGCTATCGAGTTTATTGCCGGACGGATTACCCACTTCCGGGGACAGGAATCAAGAAGAGAGGTAGCTTAGCCTGCCTCTCTTGGGATGGGGGAATATTGTGATCAGGATTAAGTGGATCGGGGACGGGGAAACCTTCTCCGGCCAGACGTTTGCCGATGTCGTTGATATGCTCCGCTTGTCGGCGCGCCTTCGTGTCGATGAAGATGTCTGGACTTACATGAAAAACGTCTCAAGGCGCCTTAAAGAGTGGAACGGCGCGGTGATCAGGGCGGATTCCTGCGAGAATTTCATCAATGACTTGGAAGAGAACGGCTTTATCATCATCTTGGAAGGGGAATAACAGTGAAATACTACTTTGCCTATGGATCGAACCTTAATATGGAACAGATGTCTAACCGGTGCCCTGATGCGGTGCCTTTGGGAGCGCGCGATCTTCCGGGCTGGGAGCTTCAGTTCAGACGGGTCTTAACGATAGTGAGGAATCCGAAAGGGGTCGTAAGAGGCGGGCTCTGGCTTATCTCGGATTTTGACGAGAAGATGCTAGACCGCTATGAGGGATATCCGGGATGGTACGAAAAGCACTTCATCACCTTCCCTGATGGTCTTACGGCCATGACCTATATCTTGACCAAAGGGAAGGAAGCGGAGCCTTCGAAGGGCTACTTGGATGTCTGCCTTCAGGGGTGTATGGACTTCAAGATCGATCCTCAGGGGCTTTTCAGGGCTTATCTGAAGAGCGCAAGGAAAGCTGGATAACAGGGCCGTCGTGCCTTAATACGAGTCGAGGGTTTACGGCAGGATGAAACGTCCTGCCTTTTTTGTTAGGTGGGAAAAAATGAAAGGGGGTAGATCGTGAAAATGCGCTTCCTATCGGCATTTGGATGAATTTGGACGCAGACAAGAGTTGCTTTTGACGGTAGTATGTTGGTAGTGGTAGTGATACTACTACCAATACCAATATGAAAGGATGAACGAGATGGCTGTGGCTATGACATTCAGAGGCTCAAGGCTTTTAGCTAGGTCGGTTACTAGGACAATTCTTCCGGACAAGCTCGAAATCAAGGATGGGAAGGTGCATATCACTCGCCGTGCCTGGTTCGGCCTCAAAACAGATGAGGACGAAATTCGCTTGGAGAGGATCGCATCTGTACGGGTTAAGCGCGGTATCCTCACCGGGAAGATCATCATCGAGACATCGGGCGGCGGTATTCCAGAGCTTGAGTTCTCCCGCATCTGGAAGTGGCAGGCAAAGAAGATAGCCAAAGCCATCCGGGAAGCCCTTTAGGCCGTCGTTGCTAAGTGATCGAACCTTGAAAGGAGAATAGAGATGATAGTCAACCTGAAAACAGGGGAAGCCCTGGATTTCGCAGCGATGTCTGATGAGGAAATCGTGGCGCAGCTTAAGGACTTGGAAGAAGTGTTTGAGATGGCTCGTATGGCCCGCGATACAGCGCGGGCTGTTTTGATAAGCCGGATGGAGGCCGAGAGTGCTACCTTGAAACTTACGCCCTTTGCCAAAATCAGGCTCAGGAAACAGTCTAAGATTCGGGATCGGAAGCTTGTTGAGGCCCTCTATAAGATATGCCCGCCGGAGCTTAAATCTAAGTGCTTCCAGATGGATCTCCGGCCTCTGAAATCGGGCCTTAATGAGTTGGCCAAACTGGGAGACGACTGGCGGCAGAAGGTGGAAGCAATCTACGCGGACACTTGGACGCTTAATGTGGAGTGGATCACCTCTGGGGAAACTCAAGCTGCAGATGAACTTGATCTTGCCGAGATTACGGACATTCCATTCTAGCGTGTAGCCTTGACCGAGGGCTGGATATGAAAGGGGATTTCAATGACCAATACCAATCAAAAGCAGGCTGTCAGGATGAAACAGGCGGTGCCGATCGACTGGGACGAGATACCATCCGATCCGAGGCAGATGCCTTTCACGGTGCTCGTTGAGGGTATGCAGGGAGTGGGCAAAACCCACTTTTCCATGACTTTTCCAGAGCCCATTTTCATCCTGGACACAGAAAACAGGGCTGATGTCGTGGCCGCGAAGTTCGCCGGCACGAAGAAGGTCTATCGGAAGAAGATCACGACCTTCAATGACATCCGCCAGATTCTCATTCAGAAGGTCTTCCCAGAACACAACGGGGGAACCATCGTGATCGATTCCGGTTCCGACCTCCAGGCCCTGGCCGAGCTTGAGTACTTAGAGGAAGCGAAGGTGGAGAAGATTTACCCAACCTACATTTGGGCCCGTGTTTGGGAGAAGATCGACAATATGCTCAAGCTCATCCGGGAGAAGGGTTACTACTGTGTGGTAACGGGCCGGATTAAGGACGAGTACACAGAGGACGGTAAGAGGACGGGAGATTACGTCCTGGAGGGGTATAAGAAGCTCCCCTACCGCGTAGACATCCACCTCCGGCTTCTGCCAAACTTCACCGCCGAAGTCTACAAGAACGGCTTCCGGAATGAACCCATCGATCAGGTGAAGGTGCTTGAGAGGCCCTCGTTCACCGAGATCATCGCCAAACTTGTCATGGGGGCCCCGGGGGAGATAGTTCTCCCTCAGGTGGAGCTTGAGGAAGTGAAGCCTAAGGAAGAGAAGAAACCGACGGGGAAAAGCCCAGCTAGAGAGGTCAAAGAGAAGGCCGAACCTCGCGAGAGCGATTTAGAAGCCCAATATGACGCTGTTCCAAATTCAGAGGGTAATCACCTTACCCCTCTCGAAAACGAGGCTCCTGCGGCTTCTGGTGAAGTCAATTTGAACAAGCTTGCCGCCAGAGAGGATATCATGGAGGTCTACAAGTACGGGTTGAAACTGGGCCTAGATAACGCTACCCTCAAGATGCTGCTCTACGACATTCGAGGCGATGAAGTGCAGGATCACGACAGGCTGACTGAGGGAATGACGGTCGGGGAGCTTCAGGAATGGCAGAAGAACATAGACATCATCGCGACGGAATACCTAGGTGTTGAGAAGTAGGAGCTGGCGGCTCGAAAGAGCCGCTTTTTTTGATGCCATGTAATGACAGTGCTGGTAATGCAGATATGGGCTGGTAAGGAATGACGATTAGTGGTAGTATTACTAGTGAAAGTGTCGGAAAGGAGAATTGTACCGTGAAGAATGTCAAACAATGGATCGAGGAAAATCCGCTGCTGGTGTTCAGAAAGAACCAGGGCTTGTCTAGAATGGTCTTTGCATCGCTTGTGGGAGTCTCAGTGAGCGCCGTGCAGAGCTGGGAGTGTGGTGCTAATACGCCCAAGCCAGAGCACTTTCAGGCATTGGCCAATGTGATGGGCAGAGACATCGAGCAGGAATGGAAGGAATGGCTTAGCAAAAAGCATCAGCTTACGCTAGAATAGTAAGAGTATTATCACCCATTCCCATATCTGGAGGATTTTCAATGGCGTTGAAAGGAAAGAAGGGCTTCACACCTATTGCAATCGTTGATATAGATGATTGGGAAGCAATTAGGAAATATTGCAGTGTCCGTGATGTCATGCGCGGAGGGGACTATGATTGTCCCTATGGTGGAGCAATAAATATATGGATGCAGAAAGATTGGGTTGATCCGGAAGGCGAGCTGCATGGCTCGTTTTACCCGGATTTTTCCCATTCTAGTATTGGCCTGATCAATGTGTATTTCTACACGGGCGCATATTTAAATGAGAATCAGGAACGGCCTTGGGAGACTGAGAGTGTGGAATATGATTGGGAAGGTAATTGGTCTCCAGCGATGGGGCGGGAACACTTCATAGAACTGTATCGGTTAGCTGTTGGGCGGGAGTATTCTTTCAGCTTGGATCAAATTTTAAGCTCAACCGGTCTATGAGGACTTGCATAAAGTGCCATATTGTGGCAGGGATTTGGAGGAAAAAAACGAAAGATAACAACAGTTTTCTTTCGTTTTATCGGAGGCGATAATCGTGGCAATCGAACTCCAGCAGGGTATCGCGATGTATCTTCAGCCGAGGCTGAATGCATCCAACGACAGGATAATCGAACTGTGGTTGTCTCGGAAATCCAGACAGACGCAGAGGGTCTACCGCTATGACATTCAGCAATTCTTGGCCTTCATCGGCGGCAAACATCTCAAAGAGATTACGCTTCCTGATCTGGTCGAGTATCTGAACAGCCTGCAGGGGTTGGCAAAGGCAACTCAGGCGCGGAAGCTCGCTGCAGTCAAGTCGCTGCTCGCGTTTGCATACAGGGCCGGGTTTACTGTGGCGAACGTGGGTGCCGCTCTGGAAAGCGTTAAGATCCCCAATGAGCTGTCAAACCGCATCCTGACCGAGACAGAGGTCTTTAAGCTCATTGAATATACCCCTAAGCTTCGAGACAAGGTGTTGATTAGATTCCTCTACTCCACCGCAGTCAGGGTCGAAGAGGCCCATAAAATGTGCTGGAAAGACATAAATAATGGGGTCCTAACTGTGCACGGTAAAGGCGGCAAGAATCGGTTTATCAAGCTCACCAAGGAGACACTTGAGCTTTTAGAGGACATCAGGCCAGAAGACTGGCAGCCTGATGATCCTGTTTGGGTCTCTCAGAAAGGAAATCCGCTCTCTACGTGCAGGATGTGGGCTATTGTCAAAGAGGCAGCGAAGCGAGCGGGAATCAAGAAAGACGTCAGCCCGCACTTCATGCGCCATAGTCACGCGACGCACGCATTGGATCGCGGTGCACCCATCCATCTTGTGCAGGCGCAGCTCGGACACGCTTCCCTGGCCACGACTTCGAAGTATGTTCACGTTAGACCAGATGACACGTCAAGTCGCTATCTGCCTATTTAACAGGGGCGAGAAACGAACAATGTGGAGGAGAGATAGGTGAGAGTCACAGTTGTCTTCAACGAGGACGGCGATCTGATGCCGCTCGTTAGGGTTATAGAGTGGTTGTTGTCACGGAAAGAGTCACGCGTTGAAGGTGATCAGTCTAAGCCCGAATAAATTCAGATGGGTATGCAGCATAACTGGCTGGTTGCGTAGCTTAACTAGTCTTCGATTACATCGTCTATGCGACTTTCGTGCATGGCTACAACAGAGCAACCATCTGCCTTGCCAGAAGGGGTCGGAAAGGCTATGAATCGAATAGGGAATTGAGGTGTTAGAGATGTATCACCGCAACAGAAAGCGCTGTACCTATGAACTTGGATATGATTCTATTCAGATGGGCTGCTATAGCTTGTTTTCTGGGCCTGGTGGGCTGGACCTCGGGTTTGAGATGGTTGGCGCTAGCATCCTCTATGCAGCTGACATCGATCCAGTTTGTGTAGAGACATATAACTACAATCGACCCGAAAACCCGGTAGCACGCATTCGGGATTTGAGCGTGGTTAGTGTAGAGTCGATTCTTGCGGAAGCGCTGCCTGCTGGCCCATACGATGTTGTCGGCGTAATCGGGGGGCCTCCTTGTCAATCGTTTAGTTACGCTAATGTATACTCTACTGACGAAGATCCAAGGCATAAATTGCCAGAGCATTATGCCAGAATCGTTGCTGGGCTTCGGGAAAGAGTCGGGCTTGACTTTTTTCTGTTTGAGAATGTTCCTGGCCTGATGTCAGCTTCGCATATTGCTAAGTTCAAGAAGTTTGAGGCAATGTTCGAAGAAGCTGGCTTTCGACTGTTTCAGGGTTCACTCGATGCACAAGACTTCGGAGTAGCTCAGATAAGGCCAAGAGTGTTTGTTGTGGGTTTTAACAAGGAGAAGTACCCTGATATCGAGTTCAGGTTTCCTGTTCCAGATCCATTAGTGCCGCGCAAAACGGTAAGAGATGTCATATGGGGTCTACCTGAACCAGTCTACAATGCAAAAGGGCTTAATCCTGATACATTTCCTGTCCATCCTAATCACTGGTGCTTGGTGCCGCGGTCGCCTAAGTTCAGCAATGGTTTGAGTAAGCGCATGGGAGGAAAGTCATTTAAGATCCTCGATTGGGATCGGCCTTCGTACACGGTTGCATACGGCCACCGGGAAGTGCATGTGCACCCAAACGGACACCGGCGGTTGAGCATATATGAAGCAATGCTTCTTCAGGCATTTCCTAAGGACTACGTCCTCAAGGGGAATATCTCTGCGCAGGTCCGTCAGGTGTCGGAAGCAGTGTGTCCTGTGGTTGCCAATGCTCTGGCAAAGTCCATTATGCAGGCGCTTAACCAGGAGCGAAAGGAGAATATAGGAAATGGTTCTGAACGAGATGAACACTTTGCGGCAGCAATACCATAGAGAGATATCTCAACGCCTTTTGTCTGTTCGTGACGGTGTCGTCAATATAGCCGATCGGTCTAGTGAATCGAGCCGCCAGATCTCTGCAAGGTTAGCAAGCAAGATTGGAGGCCCCCATTGCGCCACGCCACCATCTGCTCAAACAGCTGGGGCCCTTTTTGGAACCATAACCAAGGAATATCTTGAGCGATCGTTTAGGTTGCTGAACCGGCTAAGACCAGGCCCGTGGATATTTAGCACTGAGCGTTCGATATCGGATTTCGATCAGTATCGGCATTTGGCCGAGTTGAACGAGATCCTCAACACCCGCAGAGAATTGATGGCCACTCTGGGTCCAGACTACATAATTAAGCCGGACATCGTGGTGTGCCGCATCCCCGTAGCTGATGAGGATATTGGCGTTGAGGGAGATACACCGTTTATTGCTACGCATACACCGTTACGGCGCGTCAATCGTTCTGGTGATCCCGTGCCGATCTTACACGCAAGCATATCCTGTAAATGGACGATGCGCTCTGATCGAGCACAGAACACCAGAACTGAAGCGCTGAATTTAATCCGGAATCGAAAAGGGAACAGCCCTCATATTGTTGCTGTAACGGCTGAACCGTTGCCAATGAGGATAGCATCTCTTGCCTTGGGAACTGGCGATTTGGACTGCGTATATCATTTTGCTCTGTATGAGCTTGAGGAAGCCCTTGATGAACTGAGCCACGCAAATCCGGGTGTTCGTGACCAGCATGAGATGCTGCAAACACTAATTGAAGGCAGACGGCTTAGAGATATCAGCGATCTGCCTTTCGACTTGGCTGTGTAACTATGGACGTCTTTGATAAGGAAAAGCGGTCACTTGTCATGTCTCGCATTAGGAGTGTCGGGGCAAAAAGTACCGAGTTAAAATTGCGAAGTATGCTTGAAGAGGCTGGATATAGCCATTGGCAAGAGCATGATCCGAGCCTTCCTGGCAGACCAGATTTCTCCTTCCCAGAAGCTAAGGTAGCTGTCTTTGTCGATGGGTGCTTTTGGCATGGCTGTCCTCACTGCCATGATGGGCATATTCCTAAGTCGAATTGCGCGTATTGGTCTGGTAAAATCGCGCGCAATAAGCGGAGGGATCGGCGTGTATCTACACAGCTCAGAAGGCTTGGCTGGACAGTAATACGCGTATGGGAATGTCGGCTAAAGGAGAACCCGGCCAGAGAACTCAAGCGGATTCTTCGAAAACTTGATACACGTGCTTATCGAGGTGAGATGATGGCGAGAGGCGATAACCATTCGAGTTGATGTAGAACCCTTCGCAGGTCTAAACCAGAGGTTATCAAAGGAAGATCGTGAGGGTCGATCGATGGCAATATGGGCTTTTCTTGTTGGTGTCAGTAATTATTGGCCGAAGAACTATAATCTGCCATTCTGCCGCAATGATATCATTGCAATGAGACGCGCCTTGGAGAGTGGCCTGAGAGTACGACCAGAAAACATTGCTTCCTTGGGAGAAGCGGGAACAGTTAATGCAAAGCTGTTTTCTGATGAACTGGTCGACTTGGGTTCTCGTGTGGCCGAAGATGATATCTTCATGTTGTACTTTTCAGGACATGGTGGCAGCGGCCAAGCCTGCTACTATCTCCAGTTTAGTGATACTATTGTTAGTGCCCAAGATATCATATGTTCTCTTGAAAGAATACGAGCTAAGACCAAAATTATCGTTCTCGACTGCTGCATGGCCGGTGACTTTAGCTTGGATCGTTCTGTCTCACTTGATATCCATCACGCTGTGGAAGAGCTTGTAGGAAAAGGATATGCTGTTCTGGCGTCAAGTAAAGCAGACCAATTATCGTGGGGGCACCCCGGCAAAGAAATGAGTTTGTTTACTGCTTTTCTGTGTGATGCTCTGGAAGACAAGCATATAGTGCGACATGGAAAAAAGTCGCTAAACGATATCTGCAGATTAGTTTCTCTTTACCTTGACCTGTGGAATAAACGGAATCCAGATAGGCAGCAGCATCCTGTTTTCCGAAGAAGTATGGTAGGTACAGTCTACTTCGATGTGGAGGAATACACTCGTTATTGTCGCAATCGGATTTTCGAAGAAACGGAACGGTACATTATCTATGACGTTGAACCAACAAACTCTAGCAGCGCAAAACGATATTCCGCAAAGGTCATTCTTAAGGAACCGTTTTCGATTTCCGAGATTGGGGATATATCTACTGACATAAAGAACAGACTGCTTTATGAAGAGGTTCATAAGAATGAGATTTCGGAGAGACGCTGGAGGGGTAAACCCGCCAACATTATCTGGATATACTATGGCCGAGACGAAGAGGACATGATACATGGTCATTTCTTGTGCCGTGTTACATGGGTCGATGAACAGCAAGACAAAACTTGGTGGTACAGATGCTACCAACACGATTTTGTGGATAAAGGACTGCATTTTACCCTCTATCCATACTATGAGACGTTGAGAGATTTGAGGAACAATCATGCGGTCCCCGCAGAGGTTTTTGCTGCGCAGAGTCGAGACATAATCGCAGAGTTAATCTCCTTAGCCGAAGAGGCTATTTCCATCTATAACCAGTTCCAAAATGAGGATATCAGCGAAGGTGAGCTTTTTGACAAGATGGACAGCCTAATACCTAAGATCGAAGAGGTGTACACTAGAGAGGGTGAACTTGGGTATGCTCCGCCGGAGCTTCATGAATTACAGACATGTTGCTCGGGTTTGGCTGCCGCTGTTCACAGTTTCACTTTGTATTACAACAAGAGATATGCTGAGCAGACGTCGTCCAGGAATCGAAGAGAGTGTATGAACCTGGCTGTCCAAGACTATTACGTCTGGTTAGAGAGGGTAAAGCTCCTTAGATCATGAGTGTGATCTTGAGGCCGACATTTGCGACTCACCTATCGCCATCTTCCTATCTTTTTTCTTCTTGCTTGCAGGACTTCCCAGTTGTGTCTAGAAGTGATTGTGTGAACGGATGTGAAATGTGAATGTGAGGTGTGGCCATGGGAAACGAAGAGTACCTCATCGGCGTTGCTGCCTTAGCGAAATACCTGCGGGTTCACTACAATACGGCCCATAAGCTGATAACGAACGGAACTATACCGGCGACTAAGGTAGGGGCTCAATGGCGGGTGCGGGTCGAAGATGCCAACGCTTACTTACATACCCTGAGCAACGAATCGACCGAGGGATCGAAGCTCCCGGAGATTATAGCGATCGTGAACCAGAAGGGTGGCGTCGGCAAGTCAACGCTATCTATCAACTTAAGCGAAGCTCTTGGGAAGCTCGGCAAGAAAGTACTGCTGCTAGATATGGATCCGCAGTCGAACTCATCCACGGGTGTTGGCATCAACGCCGAAGCCATCGCTACGGCAACCATGACGGAAGTCTTGATCGATGGGTTTCCTATCCACGAAGCGATTGTGGACAGCAAATTCGGATTCGGTGTAGTGCCGGCCACGATTGCGCTTAGCGAAGCGGAGGTGGAGCTCATCATGCGGATGAGCCGGGAGTCTGTGCTCTTTAACTCGCTGCTCGCATCACAGGACCATCTCGCTAAGTACGACTATATTTTCATCGACTGCCCTCCTTCGCTTGGCCTACTTACGATCAACGCTCTGGTGGCGGCGGATTCCTGCCTCATCCCCATCGCGGTCAGCAAGTTCTCCCTGGAAGGAGTTAAGCTGCTCCTCAAGACTATTGGTTCAGTACGCCAGATCAACAAGCGCCTGACGATAAACCGCTTCGTGATAACCATGGCCGACTACCGCACCAATACCACGAAAGAGTTCATAAATACCATCCCAGAAGTGATCCAGTATCCGTTCGCGAAGACCGTCATCAAGAAGCTCAATGCGGTAAGCGAAGCGCAGTTTGATGATAAGCCGATCGGCGCGTACGATCCCAACAGTGAGGCTGCAAAGCAGTTCATGGATCTCGCCAAGGAGCTCCTCGGTTTGGCGGTTGAAACGGAGGCGGTCTAAGTGAGTGCAGCGAAGCGCGAAGGACTGGCCGCCCGCTTGATTAAAGACTCACAGCAGATCAACGAGGGATTGAGTGAGTTGGGGCTCATACCAGAGAATCAGCCCAGCGCTGAACCTGTGGATGCCGGAAAGGCCGTGCTTATGGTGGAGATCGAGAAGAAAAACCAGAAGATCCAGGAGCTAACCAAAGAGAAGGCTGAGCTTCTTTCCCAGCTTGAGCAGCTTGAGCAGGAGAACAGCGGTTTCCGGGCTGATATCGACAGGTTGAGTGAGCAGCTCGCGGCACTTCAGGCAGAAAATGAAGAGCTGCGGAAGACCGGTTCATCAAGGGAGATTCCCTCCCCCGATCTAGATGTCCGGAGTATGGTTCAGGAGCTCAAGACACTCTCGAGTTACTACGCGCGCGGTATGGTTACCCATACAGTGGCCGAGCGGACCTATCTTGCTATGAGGGAAATGATGTCCTACCTCGAGGATGTCTCCCGAGCCAAGAGAATTCGCGAAGGCGAGTTTTGGAATGTCGCCATTTGGTTCTTCCACGCAGTGTTCAGCCGATTTCGGGATGAAGAATCCTTCACCGAGATGGTTTCTGCCCTTAAAGACAGCTCAGAATCAGCAGAAGTCTTACTTAGGTTGTGTTCGATGCTTTTTGCTTATCTCGATATAGACGGATGGAAGAGATAGAAAGCATCCTCCCGGCTCCATCTTCTGGGGTTAAGATGATGAACCTAGTACTCAGACTCTATCCAACTGATGGCGAGGTGGATTTGCATGATATGCGAAGAGACCTTGAGGCAATATCTAGAAACCCCAAAGACTGATTATGCGGTTTTGCTGAATGGACGGTGGGGTTCTGGAAAGACTTATTTTGTTCGCAATTCAATGATTCCCCTAGCAAAAGAACTTGGATTGACCCCTATTTACATCTCTTTGTACGGGATACAGGATATTAACACTGTGACTAGGCAGATCTTGTATAGTAAGCTCTTCGCAGGTCAGCAGTGGTTGGGCCCCGCGTTCATTGAGCCAGTCATCGAGCTTATCGGGGCTATTCCTCGCGCAGAGAAGATGTTGAAAGCCGCTGGTAGAGCAGGGGGATTCTTCAAGCAGAAGACGCTGGAAGAGCTAAATTGGTCGCGCAATGCGTTGTTTGTGGACGACTTGGAACGAATGCCAGAATCGGTTGACATTAACGAACTGCTTGGGACCATCTATTCTCTGTTCATTGACCCAGATGGGGCAAAGGTCGTGTTTATCGCAAACGAAGAAGAAGTGCAAAGCAAGTGGCAAACGAATTATTTGCGCATGCGTGAAAAAGTCATTCGGAGGATAGTCTCTTTCTCGCCAGATCTAAGGCAAGTGGTTGAGAGCATCGTTTCGGATCACTGCAGCAACAAGCCTGAGCTAATGACGTTTGTGCAAGAGCATATTGATATGTTAGTCGGAATCTACACAAAGAGTGGCCAAACGAATCTTAGGTATCTCGGGCTGGCGCTGGAGTGTTTTCGAAACATCTTTCAATGCATAGGTAATGAGTCAAGGTATAGAGAACGCCTAAGATACTTGCTGGCTATTTCATTGGTTCTGGCAATAGAGTTTTCCGGTGGTGGCCTTACTGTCGAAGACGAAAACGAGATCAAAGACCCATATGGCGCGTGGCTTAAATGGTCGGTTCATAACGCTCTTTCGAAGCCGAACAAGCGACCGCATAAGTCACGTATTGTTGAGATCTGCGAGAAGTACGGTATAGATAGTTCATGGGGTAGGTATTACTGCAATAGCGTCTTCGACTCAATAGTCAAGGGTCTCTTCAACAGACAGAAGTTTCTCTCGGAACTGGAAGAAAGCCAGCGTGAATCCCCTCCTGAGTATGCTACGTCGCTCGAGAAACTGTGGCGGTTTAAGGAACTTGAGCAACACACTCTAGAGACTGCGGTATCACAAGTATTGGAATATGCTTCAGCCGGATTGTATGAGCTTAGGTTATACCCATCAATATATAAGGTGATGAAAGAGATCGCTGAACGCCGGTATATCGATAATCTTCCGGAAGACTTTTTTGGTACTATCGAAAGAGGCGTTGATGCGGCTGCTGAGCGAACAAGCAATATTCTCGAACTAGATGAAGGTGCCTTGTCGGCTAACTCAGCGGAAGATGATGGATACAGCCAATTGGTCGAGAAGATAAGAGAGCTAAAGCAAGAGGCTGAAGTTCGCAATGCTGTGGCTAAGATAGAGCATCTGTTGGAAACCATGATGAGCGATGACGAAGAGGCCTTCTGGACGGCCATCCGCCATGTAAACCTACGCCAATTGTTCTCTACTCTGCGGGAACACGAACTCTTCCGCAAGCTCTTTGACTTCAATAATCGAGCAATATGGAGGATGGAGTATATTTTGACGGTAAAACTCAATGGTTGTGCTACATGCCAAGAGGGAGAGGCGATGAAAGCTATTGCGGATCATCTTAGAGAGTTCGTGGCTTCTTCCGATGAACTCGACAGGATGAGAAAGCAACGTTTTGAAGACTTGATCAGGCTCCTGAACGACATAGGAAATCGGGCTGCAGACAAGACCTCTTCCCCTTGACTTCTGACTAGTTGAAAGCACTTACTTGCATGAACAGCTTCAGACGACTATGTTTTTCTAGGATGAAATGACCCAAGGGGCAGCCCGCCGATTCTAAAAGGCGGGCTTTCTTTACGCCATATTAGGGCCATGTTTGTGAATCTCGGCACTATCCAGAAATATTGTTTTCTTGATCTCTTGATTTCTTGCCATCTTGTTTTCTTGAAATATTGTTTTCTTGAAATATTGTTTGCTTGTAATCTTGATTTCTTGATGTCTTGCTGTCAAAATTGATTTCTTGATTTCCTGATATCATGAAATGCGCTTGCCATGCGGATTTTGCACGCTCTCAAGAAGGTAATGGCGGCCCAATGTCGAAAGAAGTTGATGGTCGATCAGACAAAAAAAGAAGGGCCTCGCGGCCCTTCAGTAAAACGTGAAAAAGAAAGAGGCCTCCCCCAACTGCTTGCAGGCACACGGGTAAGGCCCTCACGAAAAGTATCTTTCTTGCTTTATAGTAGCATGAGGATGGGCATCATGTCAACCTTTATGTCACTTAAGGACAAGGAAGATATTGGGTTATCTTGCTATTCGTGTGGGAGGTCTCTTTCGGTAGAAAGGGGCTTTTTTTGTGAGTAAAAATATAGTCAGAACCAGTAAGCGTGAAAATCCGTTTGTGATGATAGACCACAGACCACTTAATGATGATAATCTAAGTTGGCAGGCAAAAGGATTATTGGCCTACCTGCTTAGTAAGCCTGATAACTGGACCGTAATTGTGGCTGATTTGGTCAAACGAGCAACCAATGGTCGTGATTCAGTGAACTCTATTCTGAAAGAACTAGAGCAGAAGGGTTACATAGAACGGATAAAAATCAGGGATCCCGAGACTGGACAATTTTCTCATCAGGAAACAATCGTCTATGAAGTGCCGCAGGAGAGACTTCTGCAAAAAGCCAGCGTAAAGCCAGAAACGGAAAATCCGTTACTGGATAAAAAGAGGGGGGAAAATACGAAATCCCAGCTAGAACCCAGAAACGGGTTTTCCGTAACTGGTAAACCCGTATCTGGAAAACCCGACACTAATAATATTGATCTTAGTAATAATGATCAAAACAATAATGATCTCTCACCCATTTCAGAGATAGCAGCTACAAGTGAAGAAGAAAGAGAAACCAATTCTGACGAATTGGTGGAGAGAGAATCCTCTTTTGATTTAAAGACAGAAGAAGAACCAGAGGATGATTTTGCATCTATTGCTATGAAGGCCTATCAAGAACAACTTAAGCGAGAGAAGGAAAAGAAAGCCAAGCGTGATTATTCAGCTTTGCTAACTAAGAAGTTAACGGCTGATGATCTGATTTCATTCTGGAATAATCAAGAGGTTAACCCTCACTATCGTTTAGGGGATAGGACAAAGCAGAGGATCATCGATGCCTGGAATGAGGCTTTAACTGATTTTTCTGCTGAAGATCTATTTATGGCAATCCTGAACTATGCGGATTTATTCAAAAGCTATAGAGCTAAGCACAAATATCGTCTGGTTGAATTCTTGGAGCGTAAAGGTTATGAGCACTTTTTGAATCGTGATAATTGGACAAGCAGGAATGATTTAGGCAAGTTTACGCGTGATGATTTCACTTATGAGGACAGAGGACATAACTTTAGCAGCTTATTTGGCCAAGAGACTGAAATGGTACGAGCGGAGAAGGTTGTTGAAAAGCCCTTTGATGATGTGGATTCAGAACTCAAAAGACGTTTACGTGCTTATGAGGAAAAAATTCGGGAGATCAAAATTTATCGTGATGAGGAAGTACGGGATATGCTCAAAGAGCATGAGCTTCTTCTTCGCCATACCTTGACTGAGCAATGGGAGAAATGGGAGAGGATGCAAGGTTAGGCTTAAATTGCATCCAGAAGCCCAGGGACAAGCCAGGACAGGAGAAAAGGTATCTACCTGATATTTTACCTGTCTTGGGGAAATTAGAGCCGTATGAGGCTCCTAAACGAATCGGCACCGAAAGATTCAGATTATAGATGGATCGGAGAAAACTTGTGGGAAACCTAACAGAGCAGCAGAAAGAGATTTTTGAAAAGATATTGGCCAATCATCTTGCCAGCATGGGAGAAGAAGAACGGTCGAAGTACGGGCTTACCCCGAAATCGGCGTAAAGCCCCCGACTTTAGGCGTGGGGATATAAGCCGAATATTTGCTTGATATTATGTAGGTTAAACCTGTATAATGCGGACATGGAATATAAAACCAATAAGGATATTGTTTATTCGTGAAATAGTTATTTTGTTTCAACTGTAGGCGGTTCTCCGTTGTCAGCAATAAAGCAGTATATTGAAAAACAAAAGGGCGTTTAAGGAGGTGCAGGGCAATGAAGACCTACAAATTCAAGTTATATCAGCACAAGCGGAATAGATATTTAGAGCGACAAATCAATATTGCTGGGATAATCTACAACCATTGCATTGCCTTGCACAAGCGATATTATCGACTATACGGTAAGAGTCTTAATGTTTATGCGTTGATGAAGCACTTGACTAAACTTAAGAAACTCCCAAAATACTCGGATTGGAACTCCCTTGGCTCGCAAGCTATTCAAGATATTGCCCAACGCATAGATAAGGGATACAAATTGTTTTTCCGTAATCGGGAGCATGGGATTAAATCATCACCACCGTCCTTTAAGAAGGTGAAGAAGTATAAATCCTTCACTCTTAAGCAAGCTGGGTATAAGCTGTATTCAGACAACCGAATTAAAATTGGAGGTAGAACCTATAAATACCACAAGTCCCGTGAAATTGAAGGGAAAGTAAAAACTGTAACAGTCAAGCGAGACTCATTAGGGGACTTGTATATCTATGTCGTTTGTGAGACATCAAACAACGAAATTCTACCACGAACAGGTAAAAGCGTCGGGTATGATTTTGGTTTAAAAATGTTTCTCACGGCATCAGATGGCAAGAATATTGTATCTCCTGAGTTTTTTAAGCAGAGTCAGAGGCAGATTGCGAAACTAAATCGAGAACTTTCCAAAAAACAAAAGGGTTCCAATCACTATAAGCAAGCAAAGAGGCAATTGGCAAAGGCTCACAAGCGCTTAGCTGACAAAAGGCGGGATTTCCACTTCAAGTTAGCATTAAAACTAGCTGGCGAATATGCAACAATTTGTATCGAAGACTTGAATATTAAGGCTATGCAAAAACTATGGGGCAGAAAAATATCTGATTTAAGCCATAGCAGCTTTGTCAATATCCTCAAATACCAATGCTCGAAAACAGGTTCAACCGTTATTGAAATACCCAGATTCTATCCTTCAAGCAAAACATGCTCTGCCTGTGAGTTTGTCTACGAAGAGCTAACACTCGGGGATAGAAAATGGACATGTCCGAATTGTGGCATCTTGCACGATAGAGACCTAAATGCAGCGACTAATATTCATAGAGTTGGGGCATCAACTCTTGGGATAGAAACTGTAAGACCTATATAAGTAGGCTGGTTTTGTTTGATACCAGAATCCCCTGGTTTTAACCATGGGGAGTATGTCAAGGAATTAAACCGAACAAAGTGGCAGGAAAAAACAACCGGTTACGAGAAATCATCCCTATTGATTCCTGAGAAACAAACCATATTCCGTACAAGCAAATAGCAGGTTGCGATAGGCTGGGACTAGGGGATTTTGCTTTCAGGGAGATCCCCTTTTATGATCTTCGGCTTACGGAAAGCGGGATATAAGAGGATGCGGTCTTAAGTCTGTTTTGGGGGCAGCTTAAGACCGCACGTGCCGGACGAGAAAAATCATCAGTTCAGCCTTTGACCGAGGGCAGACAGATAGGTGATTTTTCTCGTGCCTAAGAGTGCGCCTATCTAAGGCGCATGCTAACTGGTGCCTTTTTGCACCAGCCGCATCCATTTGTTGAGTGATACCATGATATCACGGTACCACGATATCACTTTATTATTCATCGCACGAGATTTATATCCTGCTTTCCTAGACGATTTTCCGGAGGGAAGGGAACGTGGGAGAGAGTGTTCAGTTTGGTAAGACGTCGTGGCTGTCTAAGGGGTATGGGCTGGCTCCGTTTCTTCTGATGAGCAATCCCGAGATCAGCATCGGCGCAAAATGCCTGTTCTGCTATCTTTCCAGCATCGCCGGAGCTAGTATCAACGAGGAGTTTGGAGGGAGGGCATCGTGGCCGAGCCGGGCGAGGATATGCCGGGATCTGAACATCAACAAGGACACCTTCACAAGCTATCTTGAAGAACTCAAGGAACGGGGTTTCATCAAGGTCATTCAGAAGCGGGTAGACGGGAAGTTCTCCTGCAATGTGTACGTGATTCAGGAGCAGATCGAAGTTGCGCCAAGCAGGGAAGAACGCGAAAAAGCCCAGCGTGCTCCGTGTCCGAAATTACCGGATACGGTTCTACCGGATACGGTAATTTCGGATACAACTAGTACTACAGATCAACCATTACCAGATGAGACCAATAATTCTGTATCTAGTGCAGGTGCAATCCGAACAGGACGCGAGCGAAAGGCTACAGCAAACCTAAGGAGAGCGATGAAGAAGGAGTACCCGGAGGAGTTCAACCGCTTCTGGGATGCTTATCCCAGGAAAGAAGATAAAGCAGCAGCCTATGAAATCTGGAGAGCTATCGTATCCGACCGGAAACTGGGGATTAAGCACGACGATCTAATTGAGGCGGCGCGAAGGTATGCTAATCAGATGGAACGTGAAGGGCGGGAGAAGAGGCATATCAAGCTGTGTAAGACGTGGTTGAACAGCGCACTTGCGGAATACCTACCCGGGACAGAGGATTTCATGCAGAGAGAAGCGGCAGCAAGCTATGATCCATTCTCTTTTTCCGATGAAGTTAGAGCGAGAATCCTGGGTCAGTAGGGGGGGTGCCTTTGGATCGTACTCTAATCCTTCAGGAACTTGAGAAGTTGAGCAGGGCAATCGGTGTACCGCTGCAGGAAAGCAGGTTGGCCCAGTATGTCGAGGATCTATCGGGGCTTGACGCGAGAGTCTTTATCGAGGTCTGCCATGAGCTTCGCCTGAGCTGGGAGAAACTGAGCTTTCCGCCTGTCGGTGTCTTTTTGAACAAAGCTCGGGAAAAGGCCAGGTTCTATCACGAGAAAAAGCCGCCGATAAAGGCAGCCCACGACGATAAGATCATCGAAGCCGCACGCCGTCAGGAGCAGTACCTCAAGATGAGCGAGGCGGAGTATATGGCTATGTGTGTTAGCATGGTGAAGCAGAAAAGTGTGTGAGTCTTCGGCCTTTCGAGGTGGTGATCTCTTTGGATTACAATGCAAGGCTCGTGATAAACAGACGGCCGCCGCCTACTCTCAATCAGATTAAGAACATGCACTGGGGGACTAGGCGGCGCCTCAAGGAGCTCTGGCAGCAGGAAGTTGCATTGGCCGCAGTCAGGGCCGGAAGGCCAAAATTCGATAAGACTGAGGTCCAGATTGTGCTCTACTACGATAAAGCCCGCAGGAGAGATCAGGATAATCTGATGGGTTCAGCAGGAAAATTTCTTCTGGATGGTCTTAGATATGCGGGAGTTATTCCAGAAGATGATCTTGAAACGGTAGTCCTGCCAGAGATTATGGTCAAGATTGACAGGGAGAATCCTAGGGTTGAGATTTGGCTTAAAGACTTGACCAAGGAGGGGTGATTTGATGTCGATGCATGAGGCTGTGGTCATGGATTCGGCTATCGATAAGCTCAAAGAGTGTATTTCCCAAATCAATCCGCTTGTGGAGTGCCTTGAGGATGTAAAAAAGGCTTTGGACACTATTCCAAAGGCAAGACATATTAGGGATAAGGAGCTTGCAAGGTTAATGTTTAGGCGCATCATGTCGCTTTCAGATCAAATCGTGATGTTGGATTCAGACGAGCTTATGACATCGCAGAAGCTAGCAGCCAATATTTCCAAGATGGCGAGGGATACGCTTAAGGCTCTAGCTGATGAAGGGGGAGAGGAAGGTGGCTATAAAAACGGGCTGGATCGGAGCCAATACTAAGGAACAGGCTGAGGAAATTCTTCAGACAAAGTTTCCAGGCGGTAGGATTATAAGGGTTTATGAGAAGATTTTAGGCATGTTCGCTTATGAGATTGATATGCCAGATAAAGGCGCACCAGTTGAAGCTCAGCTTGCGGATAGAGAAGATTTGGAACCTGAAGATGCTTTTGCAAAGGTAGAGGCAGAGCCTTCGGATGAACCAGAGGATGAAGCGGATGATGGTTAGATTGGCGGGTTGTGTTTTCCATCGAGGAAGGTGATTATGTGGATTTTAAGGCGGCGATCCCGATTATTGAGGGCAAACTGTATGCATGGGGTTTAAGGCAGCAGGATATGCCTGGGCCTGTTGTAAGCAAGCCGTTTGATGAACCGTCTATCGATCCAAAAAACAAAAGAGATTCGCTGCAGGAAATATGGGTCCTAAAGAACCAATATGAGATATGGGAAACTAAGACTATCAACGAGGCTGTTTCACGTATGAGTAGGGAGCAGAAAGAGCTGATTCGAATGCGGTACATTGAAAGGCTTCGCTGGGATGAAATTGCAGAAAATCTTGGCTGTGAGCATCGGGCATGCTTTAGGATTAGAGATGGTATCCTTATGATTCTCGCTTATGAATTTAAGCTGCTTGGCGAAAACGGTAAAATGAGGGCATAGATTGAACGAATTTGTCATTTTGTGGCACAAAAACCTATGGTAAAATGTATGTGCGTACCTATGTTCAGCAGATAGGTGAATTGGGGAGACGGGTAAAAAAGAGGTGTTGACCGAGGCACCTCTTTTTTGCTTTTCCCCGCAAGATGCCTTGAAACGGAGGCGGGAAGGTTGACGGATAAGGAACGGTGCACCATCGCCGCCTGGATACTGATGTCTGCGGCTGAACTGGCCGCCTTAATTCTGTGTGGAGATGAACCTGCCTCCGGTGATATAGATCGGGCGGGCAGCATCTGCCTGCATCCAGATGATGCGAGAGTGAACCTCACGGTGATGGGCGGCTCAAAGAAGTGGCTGTGCATGCTGTGCGGCCATCAGTTCGAGGATGGCCAGGAGGGAGAGGCTCATGGTCAAGGTGGAGAGGGTTGAGTTCGCTTATGTCCCTGTTGGAAGTCTTGTGCCTTTTGCGGGGAATCCCAGGAAGATAAGCCCAAAGGGGCTTGAGAAGCTCCAGATAAGCGTCGAGAGCTTCGGCTTCGTAAGCCCCATCATCGCGCAGAAGGGCACGAACATGATAATCTCCGGCCACCAAAGGTGGGAAGCGGCAAAGGCAGCTGGGCTGACCGAAGTCGCGGCCGTGTTCGTTGAGTTTGACGATGAGACGGCGAAGGCATACAATCTTGCCGACAACCGCCTGCGGGATGAATCGGAGTGGGATTTCGATGCGCTCGCTGATCTCTTAGAAGAGCTTGACACGGGCTCGTTCGATCTCACGATCACGGGCTTCGATGAAATGGAGCTTGAGCGCATCATGACCTGGGCCCCTCCTGAAATAAGCGAGCCTGAAGAAGCCCTTGTCTCTTCCGAAGAAAGTCCTCCTATCGCTAAGCTGGGAGATGTCTATCAATTAGGCGAGCACATCTTAATCTGCGGTGATGCAACCGATCCCGCAGTTTGGGGTGAGCTTAAAAGCCTAGCCGGATCTCCCAGCCTTATCTTTACCTCGCCTCCTTACCCCGGCGCGGATATGTGGGAGACGGAAGGGGATAAGCTCGTAGAGGTCGGGAACAAGACCATGAAACTCGCCTACGATGCGCTCCTAACTGGAGGCGTGCTCGTCTGGAACACCGCAGACATCCCCAGAGGTAACGAGGGCTATGTCCCAAACATCGCCAGGGATACCTTTACGGCCATCGAGACGGGCTTCAGATACCGCGGTGAGATTATCTGGGACAAGGACGTAAAGAGCCTGCCTCTTCCGGGGGCATACAGAAGGCCCACTATCCCAAACAACACCCATGAGGCC